TTGCTAAGAAGAATCCTGGCAAGTCTGTGTCTTGGTTTAAAAATGAAGAACGCTCCATTCGTAAGCAGAGAACAATCAACTTTGTTAATATAAACTATGACAAAGAACTAACAGATGATGATGTTGCAGATGCTTGTGCAATCGGACACTGGGCACTATCAAACTGGGAAAAGGCATTTGGGTATTGACATTATGGCAAATAAACTGTATACTAGTGAAGCATGGTTAAAGAAACGCTTCCATGCCGATAAAAAAACACCACAAGAGATTGCAAAAGAATGCGGTACTAGCGTGGAAACAATCTACGTCTATCTAGCCAAGTTCGGATTAAGGAAATCAAAAAGATGAGCGACAACCTAAAGATTACAGTAGACCAAGTAAACCACCCACCACACTATACCTCTGACCCCAGCGGTGTTGAGTGTATTCAAATTACTAGACACCGCAACTTTAATGTTGGTAACGCATTCAAATATCTTTGGCGAGCAGGACTCAAAGACGAGAAAAAGACTATTCAAGATTTAGAGAAAGCTATCTTTTACATCCAAGACGAGATTAAACGACTACAGGGAGAGAGTAAGTAATGGGACGCAGGAAAAAATATGTCACACCAGTTATTGCTACTAAGTTTAGTAGAGAAAACTCTGTTGTAATTAATGGATTTGAAATCAATCGTGGTGATACAATTAAAGTAAAGGATGAATACGGTGGCAAGTTTAAGTTTGAATACTTTGTGACTAATACTGAGACTGGTGCTCAGTGGGTAGACTGTTTTGAAATTATCAACAAGGTGCCATCCGTGTTCCGTTCTTTTAAGGTAGAGCGTGTAAAGCGTGTACCAACAAAGGGCAAGAGGAGTAAGCGTGTCGATTGAAGACTTAACAGTTGAGCATCTAGATGAGATGAACAAAGTTGTGGAGAAGTATCTCCAGGGCGAAGAGCCTACCCAAATTTCAAAAGCGTTAGCCTTGCCAAGACAAAAGGTAATGGCACACATTACTCAGTGGCGTACCCTGGCTTCCGACAACGCTGCTATTCGTGCTAGAGCTAAAGAGGCATTGGCAGGTGCTGATACACACTACAGCAAGCTAATTAGCAAGGCGTACGAAGTTATTGACGAAGCAACCACCACAGCAAACCTAGGGGCTAAGACTGCAGGTATTAAGCTGGTGATGGACCTTGAGAAGACTCGTATTGATATGCTACAGAAAGCTGGTTTGCTTGAGAACAAAGAGCTAGCAGAAGAGATGCTAGAGATTGAGCGTAAGCAGGATATCCTAGTAAACATCCTTCGTGATATTGCTAGTGAATATCCACAAATTCGTGACGAGATTATGCGTAGGCTGTCGCAGGTATCTAAAGAACAAGAGGTCATAACTATTGTCAACAATGTTTAATGAGTTCTTTGAAGTTCTAAAGAACAATAACTTTGCTGAAACACCAGTAGATGCTCGCACATTCGTAGAGGGTGCAGATTATCTAGGACAGCCACCGCTGTCTGAAGTTCAGTATGACATTGTTGAAGCAATGAGTCAAATCTATAAGCTAGAAGATTTGATTGACATTATGGGCGACACAGAAGGTCGCAGGTACTACAAGAAATACACAAAGAATGAGGTTATCCTACAGCTTGGTAAAGGTTCTGGAAAAGACTTTACATCTACAGTAGCGTGTGCATACATTGTTTACAAACTACTTTGTCTTAAAGACCCAGCACGATATTTTGGAAAGCCATCTGGTGACGCTATTGACATCATCAACGTTGCTATTAACGCACAACAGGCAAAGAACGTTTTCTTTAAGGGATTTAAATCTAAGATTGAACGCTCACCTTGGTTTGCTGGAAAGTTTTATGCCAAGGCAGACAGCATTGAGTTTGACCATTCCATTACGGTTTATTCTGGTCACTCAGAGCGTGAATCTCACGAGGGTCTTAACTTGCTTCTAGCAGTGCTTGACGAGATTTCTGGTTTTGCTCAGGAAGTAAATACTGGAAATGACCAAGGTAAAACTGCTGACAACATCTACAAAGCCTTCCGTGCTTCGGTAGACTCTCGTTTTCCAGACCTAGGTAAAGTAGCCCTGCTATCATTCCCTCGTTACCCAGGAGACTTTATTTCTCAAAGATACGATGCTGTAATTGCTGAGAAAGATGTTATAACAAAGACTCACAAGTTTATTATGAATCCAGACTTGCCAGAAGATGCAGAAGGAAACTCGCTAGATATTGAGTGGGATGAAGACACGATTGTTTCATACAAGTATCCAGGGGTATTTGCACTTAAGCGACCAACCTGGGTTGTAAACCCTACTCGTAAGATTGACGACTTCAAGCTTGCATTCTATACAGACCTTGGCGATGCCATGCAACGCTTTGCCTGTATTCCAACCTATGCTTCAGATGCATTCTTTAAGCAGCAGGAAAAGGTTAGAGCCTGTATGACCACTAGAAATCCACTAGATAGCATCAGACGCTTTGATGAAACGTTTGTGCCAGACCCAGACAAGACCTACTTTGTTCATGCTGACCTTGCACAGCGACACGACAAGTGTGCTGTTGCTATTGCTCACGTAGAAAAGTGGGTATCTGTTCAGGTAATTAAAGACTATGAACAAGTAGTGCCAGTAGTTGTAGTAGACGCTGTAGCATGGTGGGAGCCTCGTAGAGAGGGTCCTGTAAACCTATCAGAGGTTAAACAGTGGATTCAGAACCTACGTAGGGTAGGCTTTAACATTGGTTTAGTATCCTTTGACCGATGGAACTCCTTTGATATTCAGAATGAGCTTAAGTCTGTTGGAATTAGAACTGATACTGTTTCTGTTGCAAAGAAGCACTATGAAGACATGGCTATGCTAGTTTATGAAGAACGTTTAGTTATGCCAAATATTGAACTTCTGTTTGAAGAGTTAACTGAGCTAAAGATTGTTAAGAACAATCGTGTAGACCACCCTCGCAAATCTTCTAAGGACTTGGCGGATGCTGTGTGTGGAGCAGTGTTTGGGGCTATCTCCCATACCCCTAGAAACGTTAATCAACAGGTAGATATTCATACATTTAGGGATAGACCGAAGGTAGACAAAAACACATTGCCAGAAAACACAATTGTCTTTGAACCAAAGCTTCAAGAAGAGGCTAAAGAGTATTTATCTCAATTCAACGTGCTATAATATTAGCATGAGGAACTATGGTCAACCGTAACTGGCAACCATTTCATATGCGTGAAAGCCAACATTTACACCTAAGAAGACCTAGAAACCTGCTCAAAAGCCAACAAAAGATAAGTCCTACAAGATACGATAGGCAAAGTAAGATGCCTCCAACCAATCAAAATCAAAATCTATCCTACCAATGATGGTATAATGGTACTGTTGGGGAACTTCCCCACTAGGAGAACGGAAAAATAAAAAAACTTATACACACAGTGCTAGTAATAATGCTAGCTTTAACCCCACTGATGATGTCTAGTCCTGCATTTGGTATAACCAAAGCAGAGTACGAGACACTGCTTGCTGAAGCACAGCAAAAAGTTGATGCAGCACAAGCAGAACTAGAGCAACAGCAGCAAGACTTAGTAGCCCTAAATAACTCAAAGACAGCCACAGAAACGTCACTAGGAGACGCTCAAAAGGCTTTAGAGGATGCTCAAGCGTCACTTAACCTAGCAGTTGAAGCTAACAATACACAGTCTCAGAAAGTCGCAGAAGCACAGCAAAGCCTTGCCAATGCACAAGCCCTGGTAGAGCAAAAGCAGTCCGCACTTGAAGAAGTTTCTCAAGACATCCTAGCAAAATCTTCGCAGGTAACTGTAGCGTCCCAAGAACTAGATGAAGCTACACAAAACATGGATAAAGCTTTTACTGACATGATGAACTCTGAGGAATCTTTAAATAATTTAACTCTTGAGAAACAGCAGTCAGAACAAGACTATAGCGTAGCAGTAAACGAATATAACGTAGCATTGCTAAACTACAACCTATCAGTAGGAACGGTACACGAGAAGGGTGCAAATGTTGATAGCACATCTGTGGCATACAATCAATCACTAGCAAACTTGCAAGTTAAGTTAAACAATCTTACACAGGCACAGTCTGCTGTAGATACTGCACAATACAACTACAACAACAACCTTATTGCAGTTTATCCACCTAACGCCGAGCCAACCATTGCTGGGTTAAAAGCAGATATTTATAAACAAATTTCATCACCAAATCCAATTCGCTCAGATACAGCCTACACGTTTTGTAAAACAATAACAGTTACTCAAATCAACAAGGATTGGGGTGGCGGAGACATTGAGGGATGTGGTGGTGACTACATTATGATTCACTATAGAGGATATTTAACTGTTCCAACTACAGACAACTACGAGTTTCTTGCCATGGTTGACGATGGCTGGTACATGACAATTGGTGGAACAGTAGTAAACGATAACTGGTATACCAAGGGATGTGGCGGTAACTGGAGCAGTCCCATGCCACTACAAGCAGGACAGTCATACGCTATTGATGCATGGATGTTTGAATGGGGTGGCGGAGCTTGTAATATTCTTTACTACTATACTGATAGAGGATGGGGCGTAGTTCCTGCATCCTGGCTTTCACAGAACCAACCTACACAGCCAACCTACGAGTATGACCCAGCACTACTATCAATCTTGCAGCAAAAGCAAGCACTGCTCGCAACTGCACAGCAAGAGTATGATGTCGCCATGACAGCTACCACGGTAGCCAACGACAACTATGTAGATGCTATTGACGCATATGATATTGCTATTGAAGATTGGCAAAACAAGCAAGACATTCTTGAGCAGAAAGAACAAAATAAAATAGATAAGAATGAAACAGTTCTAACACTAGACTCGCTTCTTGTGGTAGCTCAGTCAGTTCTAGAAACGCTACAGGCAGACTACGCACAGAAACAGTTAAACGTTGCACAAAAACAACTAGAACTAACTACAGAACAATCGGAATTAAATGAGCTAAAAGATAGTTTAGATAATATGGTTGCTATAATTGAAGATAGCACAACGATTGTAAATCAACTCCAAGAGACTCTGGATGCAGAGGCGGTAGTCAAAGAGCAAACACAGCTCATCGTCGAAGAGCAAGAGATAGCAGTATCAAACAATACACAGCTAACAAATACTATTAGGCTGGAACTACAGGCAGTTGAGCAGAGAGTTTTCGTACAACAACAAGCAGTAACCGAAAAATATGAATTACTACAAAAAGTAAAAGAGGAATTAAAGAAGATTCCAGTTTATGAAGAGCCAGTAATTGAACCAACCCCAGAACCAACAGAACCGCCAAAGCCTACACCAACCCCAGAGCCAGAACCAACCCCCGAACCTACTGGAGACCCAAATATACCAGAGGTCATTGAAGACCTAACTAAGGTTGACCTAGAGGCGGTAGTAGCAACAAACCTAACAGAAGCACAGGTAGAACAGCTTACAGAAGCAGCAATGGAAACATTTGAAACTGCAGAAGAAGGCTCACCAGAATATGAACAGGCTCTTGATGCCCTATTCGTAGTAGCCCAAGCAGACGACATTGTAATCTCAGAAGAACTAGCAGCCATTCCAGGAGCAGAAGCACTCGTGGGTGCAATTAACTTTATTGGTAACGTTGGAGCCGATATGTCTCCAAAGGTAAGAGAAGAGTCAGAAAAGATTGTTGTAACAGCAGTTGTTGCTGTTGGAGCAGCGGTAAATGCAGCTACAGGGGCAGCCCTAACAGCAGCAGCACCAGCATCAGGCGGAGCACCAGCAGGTGGCTCGTCAGGTGGAACACTAAGAAGGAGGATATAATATGAAAAAATTTTTAAACGATATGATTGGTCAAGCTTGGACACTCCTTGGTATGTTTGTCGCCTGGCTCGTCCTTGAAGGTTCAGCAAAAGATGTAGTAGGATGGGCAATCATAGGCACAATGGGTCTATGGATTATCACCTACCCACTCAGAAATTCAGCAGAAAAGGAGGAAGAATAATATGGAAGAAGAATATGGCGTAACAGGTGGATGGTCCACCCTTAAGAACGTTCTTTGGAGAATTCTCGCAGTTTTTGCAGCATCAGGTCTAAGCGTACTTGGTGCAGGTGCTGTAGTTGGTGTAGACCTACTAGCAGCAGTTGCTATGGCAGGTATCATCGGTGTCGCTACAGTAGTAGAAAGACTAGCACGAGCATTCCTTGACGACGGTAAACTAGACATGAATGAAATCAACGCAGCGTTTGCCAAGGTAGACAAAAACGACGGAAAGTAATCTAATAGTTGACAGCCCTCTCTAGATGATGTATAATGTATATACAACCTAGAGAGGGTTTTCTTATGACTATTGAACGTAAAAAGTTTACGGACGAAGAGATTGACGAAGCAGTCACTTGGCTTCAAGTTGGAGTAAACAAGGGATGGATTACAGACGGATTCTGTATGACCCATGATGGCGATAACTTTATGACTGCCGAAGAAGAGCAGGATTGGGAAGAGGGCGGAGACCCCTGT